TATGAGATAATCTTTAATCTTCTGTTCACCCGTTAATGCAAAGGTATAAAGCGTGCCAACTTGATAGTCTAAGTCACCCCTCACACGGATGGAGAAGCTCGGCAGGTTATCAAGTATAAATCCATCAACACCATCTAAACGCGGTGTGACAGTAATTTCAGGGTCTGCAACACCCGATTCACTGCGTAGAATAACAGTCGCAGTTGGATTGCCATTAAAATCAATTGGTGTAAATACTTCTACATCAAAACCACTGAGCGATTTGATCTCACCTGATTGCGCTTTAATGTCTGTACCATCAGCATTGGCAACCCTGTCACCAATCAGTGAAAGCAATCCTTCTTTGGTTGATTGAAATTTTACCGTTTCGCGCTGTAATTTTAATTTTAAAAATTCTATTTTTGCTCGATTCCAAGCTTGTTTGAAATTGCGAATACCAGCTGCTTCAATTCTTTTTGGATTGATGGGAGCAGGGGCCGGTGATTCAGGAAATATTACTGTAAATGGTTCACCAGTATCTTCCCAAACCCATTGCAATTCAATACCATCAAACCCAGTGGGTTTCTGCAATCGGCGTGTCTTTTTCTCGCTTTTAGGTTTTTTGGTGCGAGTATTAAAAAGGGTTGTTCTGGTTGCTTGGATCTCATCCCTTCCAAATTCAATGTTGTTACCAATTTTACGAATGAACACCCGGACAGCATTGGCAATGATTAATAATTCATCTTTTACACTGGCCTTATCTGAACTGAAGGAATAGCTGAATCGGCCCAGTACACTGCCATAAATAGGATCGGCATCTAGATCTTCTTGAATAGTGTACAGTTGATCGAGATCAATATCACTTGTTGCCTTATTACCGATAAATGAATTAGTTAGGTGTTCAAGCATGGCATCAGCAAAACGTGTGGTGGCTGTTAATGCAGGGATAATGACACCGCCTGCAACAGTATAAGTTCTTAACTTTCGGATAGCGATGGCATTGAATTTACGTTCTTGGGCTTTTGTCGCTTGTTCTGTTGCCTGTGTTGTTAAGACTATACTGGTTACATTACCCTGATCAAAATCGATGATTTTTCCAACACCAGCAAGCCTTGACCAATTAGTCACATCATAATAGGCAGCATCTTCAATAGTAGAAGAAATCCGTTTTAAGGTGGCTTGATATTGATTCCCAGGATTAGCTGGTGTTATTTTAAATGTATAAAATCGAGCATCTAATGTGTTGTCAGAAATTGAAATTTGTGTGGTTTCTGTGTTGATGATGGCTCCAAAACTATCAATCTCATCAAGGATGATATCAAAACTGATAGTCACAGTTTCAGTGGTACCGCTGATCCGATTTGCCAAGCCTCGTGGTGCAATAATATCAATCCAAACTTCCTCTGTTTCACCAGGCACAGTAAACGGTCCAATTTCGCTGGTGCTGTCACTGCTTTCAAAGCCAACAGAGGACGCCACTGTTTCAGCTGTGGTCGTTTCTTCAACAGATATTGAATAACTTGTGAATGCGTCAAAATCAGGCGGCTCAGCAGGTATTGAGGTTTTTGTAAATCCTGCCATTGTGAAAGTACCATTATTACTTGGTGTGCCTGATATATCAAACGTGGCGCCAATTTCTAATCCTTCAAAAGCTGCTAACCCTGGATCTTGGCCTGAAAAGCCACTAGTACCAAATGTAACATTGGCGGCTTGGGTTACAAAATTAGTCGGGTCATTGGGTGCTTTAACCTCTTGACCATTAACTTCATTGGAATCATTAATATCAATTAATTCTGGGATGATATCGCCTGGTTCAAAAATAGTGAAACTGGCACTCGGGATGTTATCAATCAAAGTTTCGCCGCTTTTGATTTCATTCAAAACATATTCACCACGGCCAATGATAAGATATTCAGTGACAAATTTAATGTGTTGAATAAATTCTGTAACGGTCTTACTCCCCAAATCAGGATATACACGCATTCGCCCATAGATATCAGGAATTCTTGCGAGTGGTCTGGCTACATTGCTTTGGCCAACCAATCGATTATTGGGTGATTCATTGGTTTTGGGGAAATTGGGGTTTTCAACTTGTGGCGGTGGTGCCAGAGCATCAGGCGCTAAAATAATACCAGCAAAAATAGCTATGAGAGCAATGACTATTTCAGTTGTGCCTTGAGGACGATGTATAATGTTTACAATATCATTATCATTAAGAATTTTATTCACTAAATCAAAACAATCTTGATCAATTTCATTCTTTTTTATCGCATCACCATGAAATATTGCTGTTGGAACATCAAACCCATCACTTCCATACTCTTTAATTAAAAAATCCAGTAAACGAGTACCGGGATCAAGTGAGATTAACTCTCGCTTATTAATCCCTTCGGGATCATGGCGGATAATGATACTAACCGACATATCTGTAATACTCTAATCGTTTAAATAATCGTTTTAATATTTTAATTCGATGTACTTCTGATATTCCCTTTTCGCGAGTCAATGAATGTAAGACTTGACCATTACCAATATAAATACCCACATGGCTTGGTCTGCAATTTTTACGATCAATCATCATCACCACATCAAATTCACGAGGCACATTAACTAATTCCCAGTTGTCACTATTATCACGAATTAATTCGATCATGTCTGATGTTTTGTCATCTGAATTAATATTATCCGGGTTAAAATGATTTAATGGAATATTTAATGCGTCTTGGAAAACCATTACAATCAAACCCCAGCAATCGGTACCCTTCATCGTGGCTTCACCACAAACCCAAGGTATCCCAACATAGTCGTTGTAATCTCTCATATTAATGACAACCCAGGGAAACGTTCTAATGTATATAATTCACCGGCTTTTTTGATAGCAAAATCAGTATCCTCACCAGTAAAACTTACTTGTTCGTAGCTCTTGAAACTTACATCAGCAACCGACAAACTCAAAACCAGCACGGGCTCTGTTAAATCACCACTGTAATATTTACGATAAATCAATTCAATAGGTATCAATGAACCATTCTCAGTGATTAAATCAATCTGGTCGTTGACCTCATTACCCACTGCGCCAAGACCTACGCCAAGCACTTGTTCAATCTGACCGTTTTCACCAGGCTCATTGATTTCCATAGCAAGAGCAGTGAATAAAACACTGGTTGATGGATCACGCGGTGCAGTCGATTCAAGCGTTAAATTAACATCTTCAAAATCTTTCACAAACCGCAATACACTACTGAAATCAGGATGAAACATTTCAATGGTTCTGAATTCTCGCTGTGCTTCAGGTGCGCTTGCTGCAAATTTTTTAAATTCTTCGAGACTAGCCATTAGGGTAAATTATCCGGTAAAGTTTGTTCAACAATTTCAGTAAATTGATCAATCCATATATCAAGATTGCCTTCAACAGCAGCCCTCAAAAGAAGTAATTGATCAAAATCAGCCTCAGTATCATACTGCTTTTCTACTGCAATTAATCTGGCAGATACTCGCCATAGTTTACCAACCAATTTCGAAGCATAAGGTTTATCAAAATAGAATTCATGTTCTTTAAGTCCTGCACCAACTTGTATATCCATATCAAATGATTCTGAGCCGAAGGTTAGTTCAAAATTAAACCAACCTTCGAACACTTGAAAATCAACTGGACTAAACAACCATGTGGCTGTAAAAAATCCTGGTCCATGCTCTGACAATAATTCAAATCTTGGTGGACCAGTCTCAACATCATTACGTCTGACCTTGTTAGAATCAGCCTGTGAATAATTTCCGACCAGTGGAATAACTAGATTAGTTGGATATGCAACAGCCATTATGCAATATTCCTTGTAATATCAGAGCCCTGCCTGAGTGCGTCATGTGTAGGACCACGACCAGCGGATAAACTGGAATTGACCTGATCGACAGCTCTATCGACAGCACTGTTTACTTCAAACATTAATCGACCTTCAGTGATTAAAGGCTCTTTGATCTCCACCAAATCAGGCGCGTTATTGTTAATAACAACTTGAATTCTAGCGCCGCCTCCACCACCCGAACTCAAAGGTACCACTCTACCAGATTGATCAGGCAATAAAAATTGTCTGCCAGCGTTATTAACAAACATCTCTGGTCCAGCTTCATTGATGGGAATTGGCAACCCACCTGTTGCAGAACCGCCAAATTGACGACCACCACCGGATAATACACTCCTCGCTTGTGCCGCTGCTGCGATAGCCTGGGCGATAAATGGCAACGCCTGTGGAAATCCTAATTCTGATGTTTTAGAAATCGCAATAGAAAGTGATGTCGCTATTTGAATTAGGGCATTTGTTCTACTATCTATGATCCCTTGTTGTGCTAAAATACTGGACGCCTGACTGAATGCTTTAGCGTCTTTGATTTGCTTCTCTAAATTGACCTCATTATTGCCGGCGTTATCATCACTATCTTTAATAGAACCCTTGACTGCACTACGCCTGGCTTTCATTTCTTCACGAAGTAGCTTGATCCTC